GATTTGGCGCTATTCCAGTCTTGTATTGTTAGAAATATGAGACCAGTTAATTGTGTTTCAGTTCATTCTGACCGTACATTTGAGCGGAAAGCCTACCTCTTTGGTGTTTCTGGTAGCTATGCTATAATCATGGGTCATTTCTTCGATTTTGATAATTCTCCAACATGCAAGATGTACGTCGCTCCAAATTGTGTTAAAAACGATGATGGAAAGTATAACTATTGTATTGAGAATACCATTACAAGAGAAGATTTGTATGAGATCGCTAGTGACCTGTTCCTTGTCAAAGTTGTTGGTGTACAGTTTCGTGATGTTATGAAATTTATACCCAACGATAAACAGGTATGTAAGTCCTCATCTGTTATTGTCGACAGTTGTAGCACTCGTGCATCAGACGATATTGATTGCGAGAGCTTGGATGCAGAATTTAACCGAACCATTCTACATAAAGACACAATTTCATATGATTGGCCTTCACACGCCAATGGTAAATGTGGTTGGCCCGTTTCTATGCAAGTTAATGGGGGGTGCTACATAATAGCTCTTCACGTAGCAGGGGATATTAACGGTGGTCCTAAAGGATTTTCTGTTAAAATCGATAGGAGATCTATAGATAAGGCTATTACAGCTTTGTCAAATGGATTCCGTATTTATAGTAAGGTAGAAGCTGATATTATTTCCGGCACGGAACCAGATGCCAGATCTTTTTTGAGATTTGTTGATCAGGGTCCTGTGGAAGCATATGGTAAAGTCCACGCTTTTAATGGAAATCAGTCTACTAATATAATACCCTCAATGTTTCAAGAGGACAGTGAATTGACAAATGTCTTCTTAGAAATATTGCCTGCACACCAAAGCCAAATATTCGCTCCAGCCATCCTGGCCCCAAGTAAGGGTGGTAGTCCTTTGACTAAAAATGCATTGAAGTTGTGCAAAGTCAACAAGTCTATGGATCGTAAGATATTGGCAAAATGCGCCGATTTGCTCGTCGCGAAAATCACAAGTAATCTTGAAGAGGCTGGAGTTAGCCGCGACAAGAAGCCTTTTGATTTTCAAACAGCGATTAACGGTTCCCCCGACGATTGGTTAGCCCGTAAGGTTGATTTGGCCAAAAGTGGAGGATATCGTTATCCTGGAGCAAAAAAGAAGTATATGAATGAATTTTCCGTGGACGACCATTTCGTTTATGAACCCTCTGCATGTTTAATGGAGGACGTTCATACGATTTTAGAGTCTTACGAAAGTTCTAAGTCTATCAATCC